CGGTTGAGGCCCTGCTGATAGGTGAGGTCGGCACGGATCGACACAAGGCCGATGATAACACCGTGCTCGACAAAGGACTTGTTGAAGCCATGGGCACGCATGGCAGCGGTGCCATAGGCGGCAAGGTTACCTTGAGGGGTTGTAGTGTCAGTTGACGACGTCTGGGGGACGGGTTGAACACCCAAGGGAGTGGAATCACCGCCCAGATATTCGGGGCGCTGAAGTCGTGCATCGGGGCTAGTGACCCCGAAGTGGGATTTCAGCAACTCAATATATCTGGTGCCGCCGCGAGCGTCACGTTCGTAGAGTTTCTGAATCTGAAAGGCTTGGCGAAGTTGGTTGATTGTCGCAGCCGTAGCGTCGGAAAGATCGGCATACATGGGATTGTCAGCGGTACTGCCACCCATCTTGACGCCTGCGGTGGTACCGCCCTCGTACATGGTCTGATTGTCTAAGCCAGCAGTCTCGTTGCGGATACCAATGGTTTCATCCTGGGCGGACAACGACGCGACCGGGGCGGACGTGCCCAGGGGGAGATCGACGGAGGGGCCCTTTTGGGGCCAAGGCAGAGAAGAAGTGAAATAATCGTGGCGCTTGCCACGGCGGAGAAGCACATAGTCAGCGGGATCGTCGGGACCATCGCCCTTGTCCACGGTGACACTGTCTTGAAGGTTCTGATCGCGGAACCATTCGTTGTAAATGAGGTTATAGGCCCGATGCCAGAGGCTGTTGTGGGGCAGATCGGGAACGCCTGTCGGGATACCAAAGTAGTCGGAAAGCGTAGAGTTGGCATAGCCAGTCGAAGCTGGTGCAACCATCTGGGGAACAAGGAAGTCGGTCGAATCACCGGGGTTGTCTTGGGCACCGTTGAACTTCTCCCAGTTGTCCCAGACGAGCCGATTCGGGACGAAAAAGAAGTGCGTATCCATGAACAGGTTGTCCATAAAGGGATGGAGAGGCGTAGCAAGACGCCCGAAGGCGGTCAGCTTGGCGTTGAAGGTATCGCCGGGCAAAGCCTCGTCCACGAAGATCGGGACCAGAAGCCCCGCATCGAAAGTAGTTTTGTGACCGCAGCTGCGGTCGAAGGAAGAGCGGGGAATGTTCGCCGAGGGGACCCGAGCGAAGCTGTGTTGCATAACAGATTTCATTGGACAGCACTCCTAACCTCAGGCCGGGGCCGGGGATCGAGGGTCTCGGAGACATTGTCGCCACGCAGAACAAGCGCGAGTTGTTCCAGATCGATAGACCCATCTTCCGAATCGAAAGAACCGATACGATAAAGATTGAAATCGGTTCGGTGCGTGAAGCTGTCGCCCATAGAACCGATAAACAGCCTAGTGGCGACGCTGTCGTTCTGGGCAGTGAACGGCGGCATGAAGAAGCCAGCAGCGTTGTCATGAATGGTGTAGATCATCATATCTTGGACCTCATTTGGTTGCGTTTATTGGCGATGATTTCGCCCGCCCTCAGTTGGCGACCCGTGGGGTGGTTCGTACGCTCCGCATTGCGCTTAAGGCGGCGCGATTTGGCGGTCTCGTAAAGGGCGGGGTCGATGTGTTCAAAAGCGCGGTCATAAGCCTTGGGAGGCTGCATCTCTCTGCCGCGCATGATGACACTATCGTGTGTGTAGGCTTCGGTGCCGTGTTTGCGAAGCCATTCCATGCCAATGCCGGGGCGGCGGGACATGGTCGAGTAGGGAGGCTTTATCGGGACGATTTCGCCGGTGTCTGGATCGACATACTGATACCGTTCCACACCTTGTTCGCCGGTGAGTTTCTTTCGAATATAGCCAGCAGTGTAGGCAGCGGTGTCGAAGGAGACGTCTCCGAAAGTACTATGGCCATAGGGCCAAAGAGCGGAGAGAACGCTTGAACTGTAAAGCGGGTGGTCACCAGAGGTGGAGAATAGCGATTTGTCATTGGGCATCCATCCGTAGATAAGGGCGTGGTAATGGGGGCGAAACGTTTCTTCACCGTATTCGCCGCAGTGATAGAAGCGGACTGGACCGACTTTCTTCCGAAGTCGCTTCATGAATTTTTGGAAGTCCTCGAGGACCAAAGTACCGGCATAGGGCAGGTGATCATCGTCGTAGGTCAGGGTGATGAAGCAAGATTCATCGTGCATCTGGCGCTCATGCATACAGCGAATCGCCCATTGGCGAGAGCGTTCCAAGCGGCAGCCTATGCACTGACCGCATGGAACCGTGAGCGGTTGGTCTCTTTGGGCGAGTTGAGGATGCATAGTAAAACCGTTGGTCTCCTTGTGGCGCCAGCCGTCGAGAGGACAATAACACGGCACCGGGACCTCCATCAAAGCCGGATGCCGCCGCGCATAGAGCCAGTCATATAATTGCGGCCCTTGACCTTGTTGCCCCGCTTGAAATTGTTGCGGGATTTAGTGCGGGACATTTTTTGGCGTCGTTTCATGGTAAAACTCCTAGTTTAGACTGACGTGGTGTCAGTCAGCACAGTTACATCAAGTAGAGAACTGTGCAAACTTAATCTTCATCGCCCTCAGGAGGGGTCGTACTCGCCTTCTCCGGCGATTTGGGGGCCTTCGAAGGCTTCTTGGCAGGGGTAGGGCCCGAATCGATGACTTCGTCTTCTACGGGCTTGGTTAAGCCCATTCGGCGCATTTCGTCGCGATTGGCCGGATCCATCAGGAAATTGACATACTCCGCCGGGTCGTTGCCGAAGCGGCGGCGGATCGTAGCGGGAAGGGACGCGAACATCGCGTCGGCGGCCATGACCTGATTAATGGCCTCGTGGTAGTCCTGCGGAGCATCGGTGTAGTCCCCATAGGAACCTTCGAAGGTGTTGCGGTGTTCGAGGACACCGGTCTTCTCGTATTTCCGCATGACGTTGTTGATATCGCACTCCGCCTTCATCGCCTGACGGGCGAGAGACGGACCAATGGTTTCGAACTGGACGCGGGGCATGGCAGTATAAGCGGCCTTGAATTTGGTCATGGGGATTCCTTTCATTCAATGATTCGGCCGGTATCGATATCAAAAGTAGGACCGGTACCGGAGGGAGAAGTAGAAATCCGACCGCGAGACGCGTTGTTGTTGGGTCGGACCATATTGCGGAGAGAGCGCAGAGCGCGCGACGGGTTGGGGATCTTGTTGATAAGCCCGCCAATCATCTGAGAACCGCCCTGAAGGCGGTCGAGATTGCGGGCGATTTCGCCGATTCCCTCCTCGTCAATAGCGCGTTCGATGGCCGCACCTGCGGCCTCGGCGTATGACACAGTGAGGTCGTTCCACTTAATCGACGTGTTGATTTCGGCTTGCTCGAGGAGTTGTTGAGCAATCCGGTTTTGGGTGAGTTCTGTTGTGGTCTTCGCCTGAGTGAGAATTGTGTTAGCGGCATAGTTGCCGGCAGAAGCGCCCAGATTGCGTTGTTGGGATTGTTCGGTACGGGCGCGTTCGAGAGTAAGAGCGGTATTGCTCTCGTTGAGTTTGGTTTGGGATCTGATGTTGTCCACCTGAGCGGTGGCGAGTTGTCGGGCTGAATTGGCTTGTATTGATTGGGGAATGTCCTTGGCTACGTTTTGGGCGGGGATGCCAGCACCTTGAGGGGTCGAGGCACCACCTTTCTGGTAGGCCAAGAGGGGATTTAATCCAGCGGCGCGCATATCAGCCATAGAGCGTTGATAGGAAGTGTTGGACATACGTTCTTGGAAGGCCATTTGTTTGGCCGAGATCTTCTCGTTTGATTTGTTCTGCAGGATGCCGCCTAGAACAGGGGCAGCAAGTGAAGCGAAGTCGAGAAAGGACATAGCAGAACTCCATTTAGTAAAGACTGGACTCGCCCCCGTTGGGGCGAGATCTTTTTGTTTAAGTGCCCGGCCTGTGGGCCGGGGACTGCTCGATAGGTTTCAAGGCCGTAATCCTCCTGTTCAATAACTAGAAGTGGTCAATGAGACCGGGAACAGAGTAGATCGGCATAGGTCGAGCGCATTTGAGAGACATATAGGAATCGAGGATGATGTGGGGCGCAGCGGGCACAGCCAGAATGCGGTCCACAGGGGGGTTTTCCTCGATGAAAGAAGCGTTGAGAGCGGGAAGTGACGCAAAGTCTTGGCTGAGGTGCCAAGTGTCGAGAGATTGCGCAAAGTTGGAGCGGAATTGGCCAGTGATCTGGCTAGGCTTGTAGCGGTATTCGGCGAAGCGTTCCTGATAACCAAAGACGTCTTCATTGACGGGATCCCCGTCCGGATTCGTAACGGAAGGATCCTGCGCGTAGATCTCTTGATTCAGGACAGCTTGTTCGCCGATGTGAGCGAGAGCAGGCCAATAGAAGTCCCAGCGGGTTTGACGCGAGAACATACGGTTGAGGCCCTGCTGATAGGTGAGGTCGGCACGGATCGACACAAGGCCGATGATAACACCGTGCTCGACAAAGGACTTGTTGAAGCCATGGGCACGCATGGCAGCGGTGCCATAGGCGGC